ATTTTGGTGAGGCGTGTAAAAACGCCTTACTAAAACAATTTGAAGAAGAAAGAAGAGATAAGTTTGAATTAAGAATGTCTAATGTTGGTAGACCATTATGCCAATTACAAATGGAAGCTAAAGGTATCAAGGGTGAAGGTCAACCATACAATGTAAAAATGAGAAATACTTTTGGTGATTTGATAGAAGCATTAGCATTGTTTGTTATGAAGTCATCTGGAATAAATATTAAAAATGAACAAAAAAAAGTTACATATAAATTTAATGGTAATACAATTGAAGGTAGGCAAGATGTTGAAATTGATGAAAAAGTTTGGGATATTAAAAGTGCATCACCATATTCTTTTGAAAAAAAGTTTGGTGAAGCAGGTGGATTTAACGAAGTTGTTCGTGATGATTCCTTTGGCTATGCGTCACAAGGTTTTCTATATGGAGAAAGTCAAAACAAAAAGTTTGGTGGTTGGATAGCAATTAATAAATCTACTGGTGAATGGACTGTGTGTGAGACACCAGCATCTGTAGAAGAACATAAGGCAAATGCTTTAAAAACTGCTAAAGATAATGTTAAAGCTATTAAAAATAAAGTAGAGTTTAAAAGATGTTATAAAGATATTGCAGAAACATTTAGAACTAAACCTACTGGTAATAGAGTTTTGGGTTTTGTATGTTCATACTGCCCATACAAACTTCCTTGTTGGGGAAGAGATAAATTGCAGTTGTTACCACAACAGCAATCTAAAGGTAAAAACCCTAAATGGGTTTGGTACACAGAAGTCAATAATCCTAAAAAGGATGAGACTATGGAGGCTGGTGGAGAGTAGTTTGAGGGGTCTGTTCTTCACCAACTCTTATGATGTTATATTTTGTAATATATAAACAAAAAAAAGAAAAGGAATATAGAATGTTTACTAACATAGTATTTGATAAAGAAAAAGAAGCTGAAGAGTTTGGGAAAAAAAGTATGAAGAGGGGATATGTACATAAAATTGTAGAATATAATAAAGAAAATTATAATAGGTATTGGCATTAATGAAAAAAAGTAAAGTAAATTATATTAATTCTGTTAAGGTAATAGTAAGTCCTTGGCAAAAAGGTTTTCACTGTGGTATTATTATGGATAGTCATTCTAAAATGTCTACAGAAGAATATGAATTATGTTCTACAATAGCTAGAGGCATGATAAAAATGGCAACCTCCGACCCTCATTCAACGTTTCTATGGGGACTTCGTGGATTTGCTAATGGCAACACATTTAGTTATAGGTGACCCTCATTGTACACCTAAAGCAAGCAATGAAAGATTTCTGTGGGCAGGTAAACTTGCAGCAGATTATAAAGTTTCACACATAATATGTATGGGTGACTTTTGTAGTATGGATTCTTTATCCTCTTATGATAGAGGTAAAAAATCTTTTGAAGGTAGAAGATATCAAAAAGATATGGATCATTCACATGAAGCATTATCTTTATTTAATAAAGGTCTAGGTAAACATAAGGCTAGGAAGATTATGTTACATGGTAATCATGAAGATAGAATAGATAGATTTGTAGATGAAAATCCAGAGTTAGATGGTACAATTAAAATTGATGATCTTAAATTTAAGCAATATGGTTGGCAAGAAATACCTTATAAAAAAATTAAAGTAGTAGATGGTGTTCACTATTGTCATCACCTACCGTCTGGTATTATGGGTAGTGCAATATCTGGTGAAAATATTGCAAGATCTATCTTGACAAAGCATAAAGTTTCTGCTACAGTAGGTCATAGTCATTTATTAGATTATGCAGTATCTACATTACCAAATGGTAAAAAATTAAATGCACTATCTGCTGGATGCTACTTAAATCATCCAGAACATTTTGCTAGAGATACTCAGCATATGTGGTGGAGTGGTTTAATTATTAAAAAAGAAGTTAAAGATGGTAATTATAACATGGAGTTAATTGATATTAAAACTATAAGGAGAGAGTATGGAAGAAGATAAATCTTGGAAAGATTATGTGTTCGAGCAACCCATAGATGCTAAAAGAACTTATAAATATGAGAAGGATTACAATCATGATATATCATATGAGAATGAGAGGAAGCATGATAATGTGCACTCACCTTCGCATTACAAGCATGGTAAAAAAGAAACTATAGAAGTCATAAGAGATTGCATGACTAGTGATGAGTATCATGGATATTTAAAAGGTAATGTTTTAAAATATGTTTCTCGTTATAAGTTTAAGGGAGAACCATTACAAGATTTAGAAAAAGCACAATGGTATTTAAATAGATTAATCAAGGAGGTTAATAATGGGGCAAGTTAAACAAGCAATACTTGAGTTAGAAGATTTCGTTGCAGGTTGTTTGCGTGAAGGTAGAACGTTAAACCAAACCATACGAGATGCTAGAGAATCTAAAGCAGCAAAAACTAATCCTTACTTTGATGAAGAGGATTTAGTAGAAAACAAATACTACCAATTTAAAGGAGCAGAGTAATGAGAGATCTATTTTTAGATGCACTTAAACGTAAATATGAGGCAGAAATAGCAGCAGGTAAAGCAACTGCTAAAGTTTATTTTGATAAACCAGTTGCTATTGGAGAACATCCACAATTTTTAGATGAGTTAGATAAAGTTCTAACAAAAATATCTAATGCTGAAGAAAACTTAAAAACGTTATCTAAACACTTTGATAATAGTGTTGATGATGATGATATACCATTTTAATAGGAGGACAAATGGCTGAAGATAAAAACAAAACAAAACAGGCAACACCAAAAACCTATGCAATTAGCTCGGAGCAGTTAATGGATATAATGAGATACTTAATGACTAGACCATACGGAGAAGTTGTTAAAATTATGAACTCTATATCTGCACTAACTCCAGTTAATATACAAAAGGAGAGTGTGTCTGATGAAAGAAAAAAATAATCTAGATAAATACACTGGAATATTGTTTGAATTAAAAATAGGATTAAACAAAGATAATGCTATAGTAATAGATTATGGTGGTAAACCTGTTGGTAAAATACGAGATGCCTTAAAAGGTTTTCCCTATCAAGCTAACTTATGTGCTGCCATAATTAATCATGCAAATTCTATGGGTAAAAAAATGCAAGATGACATTAAACAAATAATACAAAAAATATAAGGAAAATATGGAAAAGAGAAATATAAAAGAGTTAATAGAAAAGGAAGCACCTAATCTAAATAATTTGTTAGATCCAGAAGATGTAAAACACTTTAAAGGATTAACAGAAGAACTTAGAGATACATGGACTAAAAAACAAATGTTTAGAACAGAAACTGAAATGCAGTTTTCTGTATTAAATGATGCAAAGTATCCAACAAAAGCTGCAAAGTATTGGCAGTGTGTTAGAGAACAAAATGTTTTTTTAGAAAACTTAATGACATTATCTTTTGATTATAGAAGAACAGAAGTTAAGATAAAAAGATTACAGGAAAAGATAGATAAAGAAACAGATCCATTAAAAAAAGAACTATTACAAATTGATATAGATGAAAAAATATATAGTAAAGCATCTATGCAATTAGTTGCTAGAGATAGAATGAGAGAAATAAAACTATGGTCTAAATTTAAAAAGAAATTTGATGATGGTTCTTTTGATACTTCTAATGTTAATACACACCAGCTACATTCTTATCATTTAACAATGAAAAACAAAGCTGAAACTTTAACATCTGGGTCAAGTCAACCAGAAGTATTTAATGTATTAGGTCAATTACAATCTATTGAGAGGATAAAAAAAGAAAATGGACAATTGGAACAAACTAAAAAGGATAAACTTACACACGAACTTGGAGCAAAACCCGAGTAATTTAGAACATAGCTTTGTATTTTTAGGACAATCAGTTCTTAAATATCAAGTTCCTATAGATGTGTATAACATTATTAATAATATTTATGAAACAAGGAAGCATGAATTGCCTAGGGCTAACCCACAGTTAGTGGGTAAAATTGCAAATGAACATTCATTATTTTTTGATGGTGCACCTAACAGAAAAATGAATCCACATAATTATTTACCTAAAAATGTATTACAATGGTTTCAAATGGTCATGACACATTACTTAGAATGGAATAAAGTAAAAGAATTTAACACCCATATAAATTCTATATGGGTAAATGAAATGAAAGAACATGAGTACAATCCAGTACATGTCCATCAAGGAACATTGTTTACAGGATTATCAAGTGTTATGATTTTAAAATTACCTAAACAAACTGGTATTGAGTATTCAGCATCAGATAAACCAATGAATGGACAACTTCAAATACTAGGTGCAAGTAATGGTCAATTCGCAAATGTTGACTATGGTCCTACAATGAGAGAAAGAAATTTTTATGTATTTCCATATGACATGAGACACTGTGTGTACCCTTTTAATGGAGAGGGATTTAGAAGAACATTAGCATGTAATATGGATGTAGATTATAATCCAATTATCAATAGAGGAGTAAGTTAATGTACGAAAATAGCCAAATATCAGAACCAAAATGGAAGAGTTGGATAATACAAACAACAACACCACTGTTTACACCAGATCAATGTAGACAAATTATTGCATCAGGTAGATCACAAAAACCACAGCAAGCACAGGTAGGTATGGGTAAACCTGGAGGTGGTACAGATACAAATAAAAGAATTACTACTATATCTTGGATTCCATTTAAAGAAATGGGACATATGTATCAAGACCTTAATAACTTTATACAAAAAGCAAATAAAAATCATTTTGGTTTTGGTGATATAAGAATAACAGAACATGCACAATTTACAGAATATCCTGAAGGTGGATTTTATGATTGGCATATGGATTGTGACGTAAACATGCAACATGAACCACCTGTTAGAAAAATATCAATGACTCTTTTATTAAATGATCCAGTAGAATTTAAAGGTGGTCATTTAGAATTGATGGCTCCAGGAAAATTTGCAGAACTTAAACAGGGTCATGCCATTTGTTTTGCATCATTTTTAAATCATAGAGTACAGCCTGTAACAAAAGGTATTAGACAATCTCTTGTTGTTTGGTTTGGGGGTGAACCTTTTAAATGATTAAAGAAGAATTTTTTCCAACTATTATATATGCTAAAGACGTAAATTTAAATAACAAATTATTTGAACAAGAAATAGTTTCTTGGTCTAGGCAAGATAAAGGTATTACAAAAACAAATGTTAATGGGTGGCACTCTACAACTGATATGCACACCATACCTGTATTTAAACCTTTAGTAGACGAATTATTTAAAATGCAATATGAAGTATTTAAAGAAGAATGGTTAGATAGAGATCCAATTATAGGTAATATGTGGGCTAATATAAATTATAATGATGGTTATAATAGACCTCATGTTCATCCAAATTGTTTATTTAGTGGAGTTTATTATATTAAAGCACCAACTAACTGTGGTGAATTAATTTGTACAGACCCAAGACCTGGTATGCAAACAATGATGCCAATAAGAATTAAAGGTCAACCCCCAAAACATTTATGGAGAGAAGTTCATTTAAGCCCAATAGAAGGTAGAATTATAATGTTTCCTGCTTGGCTATGGCATTGTGTTGAACCAAATAAATCAAATGATATGAGAATATCAGTTAGTTTTAACTTTATACAAAGAGGATTTAATGTTTAATAAATATCAAGTTATAAAAAATGCAATTAGTTATGAGTTAGCTAATTTTATATTTAATTATTTTTTACTAAAACGTGATGCAGTATTTTTTATGTATAAAAATAATATCACTTATGACAATGGATTACTAGGTACTTGGCGTGATCAACAAATTCCAAATACATATTCACATTATGCTGATCCTGCTATGGAAACATTGTTAATGAAAGTACTACCTAGAATGCAACAAGAAACAGGTTTAGAATTAGTTCCTACATATTCATATGCTAGAATATATAAACGTGGTGATATATTGAAAAGACATAAGGACAGACCATCATGTGAAATATCTACTACATTAAATTTAGGAGGTGATCCATGGTCTATATTTATAGATGGTACAGGGTCAGATAATGTGATTGATGAACATAATAATATACATAAACCTAATGCACCTAAAGGCACTGAAGTTATGTTAAATGTGGGTGATATGCTAGTTTATAGTGGTTGTGAATTAGAACATTGGAGAGAGCCATTTGAAGGTAATGTTTGTGGTCAAGTATTTTTACATTATAATCATGTTAATGGTCCTTTTTCTGTTAAAAATAAATTTGATGGTAGACCTATACTTGGTATACCAAAATAAAATTTTGGTTAGTTTTATATTAGCCAAAAAAAAAGACACCTAGAGTGGTTCTCTAGATGTCTTCTGTTGCCTTGGGGAGTCTTTATGGCTCCCCTTTTTTATTGCAAGTAATCCATTTGTTGGAACAAAGGTTTTTTCTTTGGGACCAACATATTTTCTGTTTCTATTATTGGTTTAATTCTATCTGTGTATACTGATGTAAGTAAGTTTGTGTAATTAGGATTTTGTGCATATGGACTTTCACCCATAGTTTGAAACATAGTTTCTACTTTATCCATAGATGATATAACATTTTTATATCGTTCATCATTTGCTATTAAATTTAAAAATGCCCTAATGCTACCTTTAGTATCACCAAAATTTCTAAGTTTTGCACCACCTTTAGTTTGTAAAAAATCTTGGTCACCTGTTGCGTGCATACCAAAAAAATTATTAGCATCTCTTGCAGTAGGTGCATTCTTAAATTGAAAATTACCAGTTTCTGTAGCAGCAACTGTAGCTATAAAAGATATAGGAATTTTACTTTCAATAGATTCTTCAGGATATTCTTTCCTTACTTCCTCTATTGCTTTCATAAAATCTTTTGTGTTTTTTATATCAGCCATAGTTATAGTACATATTAATAGGCTAGCAATTCCAAGCCCTAAGAGCTTTATTAATTCTAGAATTTGGGTCATTAGCAGTTTTTTTAGAAGTTAATTTTTTTTTCATTCCTTTCATACGAGCACAAAAACTAGCCCGTCTAGGGTTACCAACTTTCTTACTAGGTGCTTTAAGATTGCCTCCAGTTGCACGATTATATGATGCACGACCTTTAGCATTTAAACCACCAGAGGGGTTTTTACCTTCTTTACGTTGCCATGCTGGTGATTTAGCCATTATTTTTTCCTCACTGTCATTGCTGCTCTTCTAAAGTTTGCAGCAGTGGGTGCACCTTTAGCACCTTTCTTTTTCATTTTACCACCACGCTTTCTTTTAGCGTGAATGTTTGCATATAGTCCTTTTCTCATTATACTTTTTTAGCTAGTTTTTTATTTATTTTTCTTTGAACACCTTCTGGTAATTTAGAAAAACCTTTATATTTTTTCTTCATTCCAGTTGGTTTCTTTTTTACTTTCATTTTACCGTAATGTCCTGGCATTAGCTGTACCTCCTATATTTAGCTGTTTTCTTTGCAATACCTTTCGGTTGTTTCACAAACTGTTTTCCCTTCTTTGTTCCTTGGCGTTTTGCTTTTGTCGTTGCCGCATACTCCGCAGATGACATTGCCTTGATAGCTTTTTCTGGTAAATATCTTTCTCCAGTTACTGAAGATTTTTTGCCAGATTTTGTACGCCATTTTTGTTTGCCCCATGCTTTTAAACTACGTTGACTTTTTGCTAGTGCCATATTTTTCCTTCCAATAATTTTTTCTTTGTAATAATCTAATATTATATTCTATAACATCTATACCTAAAATTTTTTTAATAAAAGTTATCATG